CACAGCGAACGCATATTGTATGGCAGCATATAGAGGAAATAAAAGCGAAGAGATTATCTGGACTATCCTATACAAAAATAGGAAAAGACTATAACTGCGGCTTTAACTTAATAAGGAGAATCTGCGCATTATGACAGAGGTAAGCAAACTATTCGTTCCTCTATCACCAGATGAGCGCAAAAACTATAAAGAGCGTGTAGAGGCTCTACTAGGTAATGAGGACTTTATATACCTTATGCGGGATATATTTGAGAAGTCTCCGCCTCTCGCGCCAACATTTACCGACCGGACTGGGAATGATACACACGCAGCTGCGAAAGCAGATGGTGAAAGAAACTTCTCAAGATTAATAATGAAACTGTTTATCGATAAGACCAATGGAACAAGAAAAATCAAAAAAGCAACCGAGCAAGTCTAAGGAGCCGGAGCATAACCCGTATTTGGGAGATTTAGCTCCAGCATATATTGAGTGGTACGGTAATAATCATTCTATAGATGAGTTCTATATTAAATATGTTAAGCGACAGAATAGAGTGCCTATGGAGCTACGACATTTCTTTAACAAACATAAGTCAAATCAGGCCTGATTGACTAAATACTTTTATGACAAATGAAGCCGGCTTAGCCGATAACTCCACGACGGTGCTTGGAAGTGTTCAAGCAGAAACTAATATACAACAATCTGCTCCGGTAGATCCGAATACTCCGCCGGCACAAAGCTGGTCTGAACTGCTCCAAGGTGATCAGTTCGTAGATGGGTGGGCTGATAGATTGCCTGGAGAACTTAAAGAGTATTCCAAGACTCTAAGTAAGTTTAAATCTCCAGGACAACTTATGTCTTCGTATGCTTCGCTCGAAAGAGAGTTCTCTAAAAGAACTAACGAAGGTGTATCAATGCCGGGCGAAGATGCCTCTGATGAAGATTGGCAATCATATGCTAAGAAGATTGGGGCGCCTACAAGAGATGATTATAAGATTAGTAAACCATCTGATGTTCCGGATGAACTATTCAATAAGGAACTGGTAGATAGGACTCTCGATATTGCTGCTAAATACGGATTACCCGGTAAGGCAGTAGAGGATCTTGTTGCTGCTTATAGTGAGAATTTAACTGGTATGCTTCATGAGGAAATTCAAGCAGAGCAACAAGCAGTAGAGCAGGTAATGTCTACTCTCAAATCAGAGTTTGGCAATACACTTCCATCTCAGATTCAGAAAGCACAAAGAGCAGCTATAGCTGTTGGACTGGATGTTAACGATCCCTCTATCGGTAATAATGTTAGTATTATCAAAGCACTTATTAGAGTAGATGAGATTATAGCTGAAGATACTCTACAAATACCTGGAATGGCTGGAGGTAATACTTATGAAGAGCAGTATAATAAAGTTCTTAAAAGCGAGGATTATAATGGCAAGAACGGCATGAAGAAGCAAATGGAAGCTGCTACTAAGCTTCAAGGGCTTTGGCAGGCTATGAATAACGGATAAGAGTTCTTTACCAATAGAGCCTGCTCTGGTTATTCTGGAGCAGGCTTTTTTTATGTAGAAAAGAGAGGTTTGTTTTAGCAGACTACTAAATAATCTATAAGTGCCAGAGCAATCTGGGAACGCTTAACCCTTCGACATAGGCCCGCAAGGTAACTGAAATAGAAGTCACAACAGAAAACACAAAATGCTGTAGACATTTACTTCTACAACCCTTAACCAAATAGAAAAAACAATTATATGTCACTTACAATCAATCAATTCTACCCCAATCAATATCAAACTAATGTTGATTTGGCGATTCAACAGCTCGAATCTAAGGTTCAAGCAGCTGTTTCACGTGAGGATTTCGAAGGGAAGCGTAAAGCCTTTAACCTTTTAAACTCTCGCGCCGCTACCATCATTAACTCACGTAAGGCTGCTACTCCGGATAACAATCCCGATATGGAGAAGTATTGGCTTACTCAAAACAGCTACCAAGTTACTGAAACCCTCGATGAGTTCGACGACTTCTACCTCGCGCAGATCGTTCTTCCGACCTCTCCGATGGTTCAAAACTTCGCTGCTTCGTTTAACCGTACTGTTGACGACGTTATCATCGCTGCTGCTGATGGTGACCGTTTCATCGGTGAAGATGGCACTACCACTTCCAAGCTTTCCAGCTTCAATGGTGATTCCCAGCGCATCAAGTTCAACTATGTCGAGTCTGGTTCTCAGGTATCGAGCGGCCTTACCATTGGTAAGCTTCGCCAAGCCTCTTATCTTCTTGACGTTCAGAACGTTCCCGAAGATGACCGCTACATCGTTGTTGGACCTGCTCAGAAGAGAGATCTTCTTCGTGCTGGTGAAATTGGTGATGCTGATTACAACACTGTCCGCGCGTTGGTCAATGCTGAACTGAATACCTTCATGGGCTTCACCTTCCTTCACTCGACTCGTCTCGGAACCATTACTGGTTATCGCAAGGTCCTTGCATTCCATAAGACAGGCGTTAAGTTTAGTCTCGGTCAGAAGAAGTCCTATATGGATGTTCGTCCTGACTTGAGCCATGCCTTGACTGTTCGGTCTACTATGGCGCTTGGAGCGGTAAGAACCGAAGACGAAAAGGTCGTCTCCATCGAGTGTGCTGAATCCTAACCTCAACCCATTAAAACAATATGGCCTCATATCAATATAGCAATGAAATCATGTTAGGTCGCGTCGAACCGAGTAAGGGCAAATACGAAGCTGTTTACAGCGTGGACTTTGCCACTGCCTGGACCTCTGGCGGCGATACTACAGCATATCAGCCCGCTTCAGCAATCAACTTGCTTAAGCGATTTGCAGATATAGTTGCGGTTTCCGGAACCTCTCAAGGTTCCGCTCTCCTCAGGGCCGTATCGGGCCTTGATGGTATAGCAACCGTTGCAAACGATTAAACAATCAAAATAACGTAAGGGAGTCCTGGTTCTTAATTGAGCCAGGACTCTTTTATTTTAATACCAGAATGCCTAAATATACTTATGACTAAAACTCAAATAGCGAATCTTGCTATTACGCATATCGGAGGTCGATTGCTAACCAATGTAGATACAGAGAACTCTCAGGAAGCAATACTTTGTAGGACCTGGTTCGATGTAGTAAGAGAGGAGATACTCCGTGAGCATATTTGGAATTTTGCTACTAAGCGTATCGCATTATCTGGAGCAGTAGATTTAACTACGACATCATTGAGTGGTTATGACTTTCAGTATAGAATACCTCTACCCAATGATTATATTCGCATAATAAAGGTAGAGGATGTAGAGTCTACATTCGAAGTAGAGTATGATGGTATCTATTGTGATTACGAAAACCCTCTTATTCGCTATGTATATGATAATGAAACCTATACATCTTGGCCGAAAAACGTAATAGTAGCATTTAGTTATTTGTTAGCATCTTATATCGCTCAAGGACTTACTGGCCCTGCTGGTGCTGCTGTACAATATAGACAGTTATACGATAGCACGATAGTAAAAGCAAAACGCTATGACTCCTATGAAGCGCGCGAGAAGGTCGTTGATAAGGACCAATACTCCGAGATTATTATATTTAGACAACAAGACATGTTCTCCTAATTATGGCTGATTTACAAATATACCAAAACCGAGTAAACGGGGGAGAGATATCTCCTCAACTTGAAGGGCGCGTAGATAATGAACGCTATAATTCAGGAGCGAGACTTCTCGAAAACTTTATTGTTAAACCAAATGGCTCGATATCGAAGAGACCTGGCACGCAATATCTCGCTACCCTTCCATCTGCTGGTAGATTAGAGTCCTATAGAGCATCAGAGGAGTCTAACTATATCTTAGCATTTACTACGTCTGGATGTAGAGCATATGATAGTAATGGCTCAGAAGTTACCGCATTATCCAGCAGTATGATAACTGCTCCTGTACCATATACTGCCTCCTTATCAGCGGGTAGAATAGTTTACTCTACAATAAATAACAGATACTACAAAGCTTATACAACTACTTCGGTAGACCCGGCGACAGCAAGCGCTGGTTATGATGAATATACTTTCCTACCCGGTCAGGTTGTTCTATCCGGAACTAATCCAGGCAGAGCATTTAAGGCCATAGATACTTTTAACACCTTTAAACCATTATCATCTGTAGATTACTGGAAAGAGTTAACTAACATTAGACGCTATACGGGCTTAGGGGTGAGTCAAACCTCAGTTGCTACTAATGCTTACTACGATGATATGTGGATTCCATATACCGACGACGAATTTTTCGATGTTCAGACTACTCAGATTAACGATTTATTATTCTGTGTTCATAAGAATCATCCCCCGTTAATTATAGCCAGAGAGAGTGCCGGAAACTGGAAGAGCTATCATACAGACTTTACTTTCGGCCCTGGAGAAGATTTTAATACAACTCAAACTACTCTCAAGATTACCCCAGATATTGAAAAGTGGGATAAAGATGCTACTATATGGGCTTCTGGTAATTCCTACTATGCTAATCAATATGTAAAGTATGCAAGTAATTTCTATCGCGTAAAGATAGATTTAACTGCTTCTACTATTCCTTCTTCATCATCTAATTATGAGAAGTTAAACTATTATGTTAATGAGAAGGTATATAATACAAATAGTGAAGTATTTACATGTAAAACTACTCACGTTCCCGTTACAGGAACAACCTCGCAAGAAGGTGAACCTGGTATAACTTC